CAGAAGGTCAATGGACTGACTGTGATAATGTACGATTTAGATATGGTACTCCTGAAAAAATAGGTGGTTGGAAACAATTAGGAGATAGTAATCTTACAGGTGCAGGAAGAGGACTACATCATTTTGTAAATAGTCTAGCTAGAAAATATGCAATTATTGGAACAAACAGAATTTTATATGCATTTTCTGGAGGTGTGTATTATGACATACACCCTATTAAATCTACAACAACGCTTACAAGTGCATTCACCACGACTAACGGATCAGCTGAAGTTACTATAACTTTTAGTGGTGCTCATAACATATCAGCACAAGATATAATATTATTAGATAATTTTTCTGCAATTACTAACTCTAATTTTGCAGCTGCAGATTTTAACGATAAAAAATTTATGGTAACAACTGTTCCTAATAGTACAACTTTAACAATTACAATGCCTTCAAACGAATCTGGATCTGGCGCAACTACATCTGGTGGTGTAAGAGTACAACATTACTATCCGGTAGGACCTGCTGTACAAGCAAAAGGTTTTGGTTGGTCATTAGGATCATGGGGAGGACAGATTGCTGGTAATCCAACAACCACATTACAAAACGGTATTAACAGTGCTGTGACTACAGGTATTATATTAGTTGATCCCTCACAGTTTCCAACTGCAGGTACAAACTTTTTACAAATAGATAGTGAAGAAATATCTTATACTGGTATTGCAGCCACAGGTGAACTTACAGGTGTAACTAGAGAAGTTGGTGGTACAACAGCTGCTGCACATAGTGGAGGAGCAACTATTACGAGTACAACTACATTTATTGGTTGGGGTGAAGCAGCATCAGGAGACTTAGTTCTTGAACCTGGTATGTGGTCACTGGATAATTTTGGTGATAAAGCGATTTGTTTAATTCATGACAGTGCATGTTTTGAATGGAACTCTGCAGTAACAGATGCAACTGCAAATAGAGCAACTATTATAACTGGTGCACCAACAGCATCAAGACATATGTTGGTATCTACGCCAGATCGTCACTTAGTATTTTTTGGAACAGAAACAACAATAGGTGATGTTGGAACACAAGACGATATGTTTATTAGATTTTCAGATCAAGAAGATATAAATACTTATGCACCAACAGCTGTTAATACAGCTGGTACACAAAGACTTGCTGACGGATCACAGATCAGAGGAGCAATAAGAGGTAGAGATGCAATTTATGTCTGGACCGATACAGCATTATTCACACAACGTTTTGTAGGTCAACCATTTACATTTGCATTTGCACAAGTTGGAACTAACTGTGGACTTGTTGGACAAAACGCAGCTGTTGAAGTTGATGGTGCAGCTTATTGGATGTCAGAGAATGGTTTTTTTAGATATGCAGGTAAGTTAGAATCATTACCTTGTTTGGTAGAAGATCATGTTTACGATGATATAAATTTAGAATCTGGTAATCAAATGGTATCTGCTGGATTAAATAATCTTTTTGGTGAAGTCATGTGGTTTTATCCGACTTCCTCATCTTCTGTTGTAAACAGAATGGTTGCATACAATTATTTTGACTCTTCTCCTCAAAGACCTGTTTGGACAAATGGCACATTAGCTAGAACTATGTGGCAAGACTCTGCAGTATTTGGTAATCCACATGCAACAGAATATGATGCAGCTACAGATACATCTTTTGATGTAGTGGGAAATACCGAGGGTAGAACAACATACTATCAACATGAAACAGGAACTGATCAAGTTAAAGGTGGTGCTACAACTGCAATTACTGCAAACATATCTTCTGGAGATTTTGATATTACAGCACAAAGAGCATCAACTGGTCAACAAACTGGTGTTGCAACATTTAGAGGAGATGGTGAATTTATTATGAAGATAAGAAGGTTTATACCTGACTTTATATCACAAACTGGTAATACTAGAGTTACATTAAATTTAAGAAATTATCCAAATGATACACAATCAAGTTCAGCACTTGGACCTTTTGATATAAGTTCGTCCACAACTAAAGTAGATACACGTGCAAGAGCTAGAGCAATTGCATTAAAAATAGAAAACACATCAACTAATCAAAGTTGGAAACTAGGAACTTTTAGATTAGATACACAACCAGACGGAAGAAGATAATGGCAAAAATAGTACAGGTAATAACTAGACCATCAAAAGAATACGATGTTCAAACAGCAGAAGCTCAAGTAAGGGACCTTGATGCAATTGTAGAAAAATTAAATAGTACGTATCAAGAAGAATTAAAAGAGGAGATAGAAGCGTTTAACTTCTTTGCACAATAATGGCTAATAGATTTATAAATAAAAAAATAAAATTAACAGATACAAATAGCACTACTTTATTTACTGTTCCAACTGCAACTACGACTATTATAAGATCTATATTAGTATCAGAATATGCGGGATCTGGATCAAGTATAACAGTAACATTAACAGACAGTTCTAGTGTGGTATTTAACTTATTTACTACTAAAACAATATCATCAAATGCTACAACAGAACTATTAACAAACCCTTTAATATTACAGGAAAGTGAAATATTGAAAGTTCAAGCTGGTGATGCTAATAGACTACAAGTAATAATGTCTATATTAGAAGTACAACCTAGAACAGTTATTGGAGGAGAATCGTAAGATGAAAGACATACCGGTAATAAAACCAAAAGAGATAATAGAAGAGATTTACAACCTTAGAACAGGTGAAAAATATAACAACGATGAAGAATGGAAAGCTAAAGGCATACCTGAGTCTGAGATAAGAAAAGACGTAAGAGTAATAATGCCAAGTCTTGATTTATTCGGTGAAACAAAATAGAATGGTACGATGGCGATAACTAGAGCACAACAAGCAAAACAGATGTTACGAGAAGGTGGAATGACTAAAAAAATTAAAGGTCAAAAACACATGCTTGCTTACATTACACCAGGAGAAGCTGAAACATTAGAATCTTTAGGAGGTCAAAAAACAATGACACCTGAAGGTATACCAGCTTATCCACCTCCAGGAAAAGGAGCATCAACTGGTAAAGGAGGATCCGGTGGAGGAACGGGTAAAGATCAAACTAGTGGAGGAAACAAAAATGATGGTGGTAGTACTGCTAGAGAAAGGTATATCTCAGACTATTCATCAAAAGGAATAGTAAAAGGTGGTGGAAAGAAAAAACCTGGAACAAGTGGTAAAGATCCAAGTGATTATGAAGATGCAAAACCTAGTAAAGCAACAGTAGCAAAAGAAAAAGCAAAATACGAAAAACAATTTTTTGATAAGGGTCAAATACCTCCAGTAGGTAGTAGACCAACTAGTTTTAAAACTAAATTAACTAGATATAATCAACAAAAAAGATTAGATGCAATTAATAGATTACAAGGTAATTTAAGAAGTAAACTTCAAAAAGGTTTAATAGATTATCAAACAGAATTTGGCCCTTTTACAAATGTTACAGATTTTAGTACATTAGATGATTATATTGATGAAGTACAAAGTGTTCAAGATTTAGTTGACAAAGGTTTTTACAGTAAAGATGGTAGATTTTCAAAAGGAGCTATACCTGATTTTTCTACTAAAACAGGTATTCCGAGTGCAGATCTTCTTGGAGAAATTTTTGGAGGACCTATAACTTCTGATAAGTTAAAAGATCTACAAAGTCAAATTGCCACTTTAGAAGGTTATAAAACTTCAGATCCAGAAACAGGTTTACCTAGTATTACTACAAAAGAATTAATGAAAACATATGAACCTAATAGATATAAAACAGTTTATCCAGAAGAATTTGGAAGATCTGATGATGATAGATCAATGGTAACTCCACTTTATATTCCACCAGAAACTCCGTCTGAAGATGAAACAGCATTAACCCGTAATCTTGCTGGATTATCAGGAAGAATAGGTGGATCATTATTTGATTTTACTGGTCTTGCAGATGGCGGAAGAGTAGCGGCTGCAGAAGGTGGGATCATGGATCTTGCAAGAGAAGAAATGTTTTTAGGCGGTATTGTTAAATCCGCAAAGAAAGCTGTAAAAAGTGTAACACGTGGTATTAAAAAAATTGCTAAATCACCAATAGGTAAAGCTGCGTTATTAGCAGCTGGAGGTTCATATGCACTAGGTTTAGGTCCTTTTGCATCTGGTAGTACAATGTTTGGAGGTAAGCTAGCTGGATTAGGTGGTTCGGGTTTTTTAAAAAGTTCTGCGCTTAAAAATTTTTTTTTAAAGGATGCTACAGGAGGATTTAGTTTAGGTAATTTATCGGGTAAAGGTATTATGTCCGCAATAAGTGCTGCATCTTTATTACCATTTTTAACAGGTCCAAAAGAAGAGGAGGATGAGTTTGATATTGATGCATACTATGCAGCTAATAGATTAAATCCTAACGCACAATTAAACAGAAGAATTATGGGCACTCAATTTGCAGCAGACGGTGGCCGTATTGGTTATGCTAGTGGTACAATACCTTCGTTTAGAGAGTATCTTAAAAAAGAAGGTTTAAATTTAGATGAATTAGACGCAAATATTTTTAGTATTATGCAAAGAGCGTATAATAGAGACTATCCTGATAGACCTAATAAATTAGCAGAAGGTGGTAAACCAGAACCTGTAGCTAAAAAGACTATGCCATTATTAGATATGGATGGACAAGAAATGGATTTAAGAGCTGAAGGTGGATTTGTTCCAATAGGACGTATGGAAAAAGCTGACGACGTGCCTGCTAGATTGTCTAAAAACGAGTTTGTATTTACAGCTGATGCTGTTAGAAATGCAGGTGATGGAAATGTGGACAAAGGCGCAGAAGTTATGTATAACATGATGAAGAACCTCGAATCCGGAGGTGACGTATCTGAAGAATCGCAAGGATTAGAAGGCGCTAGAAAAATGTTTCAAACATCACAAAGATTAGGAGAAGTCATATAATGGCAACAGAAACGGTAATCAACAGGCCCGCACCTTTTGTAGAAGATATAGGTAAAAAACTTGCAGAACAAACATTAGCATTACAAAATGTTCCTGTTGTATCAACTGGAATAGCTGGTTTAACACAACAAACAGGTGAGACTGCAGCAGGTTTTAAATCAAGACAAGATGCTGCAAGAGCGTTTACAACAAGACAACAAAATTTAGCAGGACTTGCGCCACAAGTTGCAGGTCAAGATGCATTACAACAAGCAGCACAAGCAAGAGCAATATCTGGATTAGGATCTTTTCAACCTTTTTTAAATAGAGCACAAACACAAGCAGGTTTAGCTTCTGGATTAGGAGCAGCATCTCTTGGACAATTAAGTGGTATATCTACAGGTCCAATGACAGCTGCACAAACACAACAATTTATGTCCCCTTATCAGTCACAAGTGATTGACGCAACTCTTAACGAATTTGATCGTAATAAACAAATACAAGAACAGTCTATTAGAGATCAACAAACCGCTTTGGGTGCGCTCGGCAGTGGTCGAGCGGGAGTGCAACTCGCTGAGTTTGGCACAGGGGCAGCGAGAGAAAGAGCTTTATTACAAGCTAATCTCTTGCAGCAAGGTTTTGGTCAAGCACAACAAGCTAGACAACAAGACATTGCAAATAGATTTGGTCTAGCACAAGCAACACAAGGACTTGGCGGATTCCAATCTAATCTTGCTGGACAACAAGCAGCTCTTGGAGCACAAACACAGCAATTACAAGGAACAGATATTTCACGTTTAGGTCAATTGGGCGCGATTAACCAAGCACAAGCACAAGCCGGATTAGATGCAACTAGAGAAGCAAATAGAATGGCTGCATTTCAACCGCAAGAAGAGTTAAATAGATTTGCAGATATTACGACTGGTATTATGGGTGGTATGAGAGGCACAGGAACTTCTACACAAAACGTTCCTAACCCATCACCATTACAAAGTGCATTAGGTATTGGATCTACACTAGCTGGTATCTATGGATACTTAGGAGGTAGACCTTTCGCATAATGAATAGAACTTTAAAAAGACCAATGTTTAGAATGGGTGGTTCTACAGGAACTGGTATTACATCAGGACTTGATAGACCTGGATATAAAATGGGTACAACTGTTGGAGGAAAATTTTTTCCTTACGGTGAAGGAGATAAAGTTTCAGCAGGTGCATTAGACGTGATTAATGCTTTTCCTAACAGGATGAATGCGATGAAACAACCGACCGTGGATGATGGATCAACTAGGTTACCACAAATAGGTATGAATCAAAACATGACACCTAGTATTAAAAAATTATCTACGGAAGAAAGATTAATGGAGGCTTTAGGTAAAAGAGACAAAGGTCAAGACATATCTAAATTTTTAATTAACTTTGGTTTAAATCTTGCATCAGCAACACCAAGAGGTGGTTTACTTGCAACAGCTGCAGAAGCTGCTAAAGGACCATCAGGAGATTTATTTGATGCAATAGATGCTGAAAAAGATCTAGAGAGACAAATTAAATTATCAGCAGCACAATCTGATATAGAACAAGAAGGTGCTGTTGAATTACAGATGTTAAAAAATTTAGATGAAGATAGTAGATCTGCTTTAATGAAAAAAGCACAAGAAGGTGTTGATGCTGGATACTACGATGACGTAAATGAAGGTATTAGAAGATTATTAACAAAAGATGAGTTTGGTGTGCAAATGATGCAAGGAGAAGAAAGAAAAAATAATATTACTAGAATATCTGACAACTTACAAAAGTCTGAAAGAATAAGTCCAATAGAAGCAGATAAAAGAGCAGAATTTTTTGTTGATTATACTAAAATAGAAACAGCAAATCCTGATGTAAATTTTGATATACAAGATCCTTTTTGGACTCCTGAAAGAGGAAATTATAAAGAGGGTGTTGTTTATTTTGATCCTATTGGTAATAAATATTTTAGAAGAGATTCAGGAGCAGAGGCTAGCGAAGGGACTCCTCAAGGTTTCGTAGAAGTTCAAATTAATTAGGATTCACTATGGTACAGAAGTACGATAGATACGCTATACAAGAGCCAGAAAATGAAACTAATTTAGCAGTTTCAATAGCATCAGGTATAGGTTCAGGTTTAATAAAAATACCAGTAGGTTTAGCATCAGTTGCAGCAGAAGTTTATGATGCTGTTAATAGTGAGGGTGTAAAAATAGATGATGGTGCTGTTGCAAGATTAGAAAAATTTATTGATGACAGTGTTGTAGGCGATGTCATGCAAGGTTTAGAAGACAGAGCAAGAGATACAGCAGCAGGAAGAATTACAGAAGCATTAGTTCAAGTAGGTGTACCAGCAGCAAGAGGTGCAAAGATAGCTGGACAAATTGCAACAAAAGCTATTGGTGCAATACAAAAAGGTAGAAGAGTTGGGCTAACAGGTAAAGGAGCAAAAAATTTACAAAAAGGTCAACAGGCAGCTAATAAATTAAATAGAGCATCTAAATACGCAAGATATGGTGTAATATCAACAGGTGGTGCAGCAGGTGCTTCTCTTGTTTATGACGTAGAAGACATAGGTACTTTTGGTGATTTATTTGAAAAAGGAACTAATTTAGATAGAGACATTAGAAATGAAAGTGATGACGATGCTATAAGAAGATTAGAAAATAGATTTAAATTTTTTGGTGAAGGTGTTTTAATAGCACCAGTTGCTTATGGTGTAGGTAAACTCGGAGGTTTAGTAGCTAAAAAAGGTAAAGAACTTGCTTTTAGTAATTCTACATTTGAAAGACTTGTAGATAAATTTGCATCAAAATTTAGACCAAGAAGTAAAAAATCACAAGAATTATTTGAAGGACAAATGAGAGTAGAGGGTGAAGAAGGAGCTGCAGCTATTGTAGCTAAAGATTTAGTTAAAGACATAGATCAATCTTTTAAACAAATATTTAATAAGTCATCACCCGCAGCAGATAAAATAAAAAACAAAGATGAATTACTTACACAGATGGATGGTTTATTAAAATCGGGGAAAGATGTAATAAAAGACAATGAAGTAATTTTTAATAATTTTGATAAGAAAAAATTACAAGATTTTTATAAATCTTTAGATAATATTAATGTTTCAAAAAAGCAACAAGAAGAATTAATTACAGCTCTTACAAATTCTAAAAAAGCTTTTAATAGATTAGAATCAGATTTAGTAGGCGGAGGTAACCTTACAGCTAAAAACAAAGATGAATTATTACAATTTTTTAGTAACAGATTAAAATCTACTTTATCTAATGACTATAAAATATTTGAAAATAGTAAAGTATTTAAAACAACAAACTATGTTCCAACAGATGAGAAAAGAGAAGCTGTTGCGCAATTATTTATAAATTACGCTAGAAATAATAGAGTAAAAAATTATACAGAAAAAGATGCCATGTTAGATGTAGATAAAGTTTTAGAAAATGTAAAAATGGATCCTGTAACAAAGTCCCCAGTATTTAAGTTTGAAAGTAAAAGCGCAATGTATGATGGAGTAGTGCAAGAAATAAATATATCTAAATCAATATCTGCAAATAAATTTGACAAAAAAGATTTAATTACAGGACAAAGAGATATTAAGGCGTTTAGAGAATTATTTGGTGAAGTAAAAGATGCTAGAAGAACTATTGTTAATAATATGCAAGCTATGTCTTCAATAAGTGCACGAGATAGATTTTACAATAAAATAGCACAGAGTGGTAAAATTGTTTTTGATAATCCAACACAAGCACAATTAAATTTACCTAATAGACCTGGGTACACTATGAGTAGAAATGGTATGCAAATTAAATCATCACTTGGTGAAGAAGCATATGTTAACCCATTAAATGGTAAATTCACCTCTTCTGAGTATGAGGCAGCTATAAAATTTGCAGAAGAATTACCTCTTGAAGGTTTAATGAAAACAAACATTTATAGATATGGTATTGCAGTGCCTAAAGGAGTTGCACAAGTTGCTAAAACAGTTTTAAGTCCATTTACACACATGCGTAATTTTACAAGTGCTGTAGCATTTAGTTTAGGCACAGGTAATTTATTTAAAAATCCAAAATTTGTCTTAGATAGCTTTAGACAATCGTTTAATACAATACAGCCTCAGTTACTGTACAGAAATCAACCCAAGGACCAGGCTTTTTATCAATTTATGTTAGAAGAAGGTGTAGTTAATTCTAGTTCTACGTTTCAAGATGTGCAAGGTTTATTAAAAGATATAGCAAAAGGTGGAGATTTTGTAGAAAGAGCATTTGGTAAACTAGGTAAAAGAATGAATAAGGTGTTTAGAACTTCTCAAGATTTATATGTTGCGGAAGATGACTTTTATAAAATATATAATTTTTTAGCAGAGTTTGATAACTTAAAAGGAGCTTATAAAGGTGCTAGACCTGACTTAGAATTAGCAAAACAGGCAGCAAGTATTGTTAGAAATACTGTGCCAAACTATTCTTATGTATCAGATTTTATTAAAGGTTTACGTAGATCACCTCTTGGTAATTTCGTATCGTTCCCTGCAGAAATAATTAGAACGTCACATAATATCGTTCAACAAGGTATTAAAGAAGTGAAAGATCCTGCACTAAGAAGTATTGGTGCAAGAAGATTACTTGGTTTTGGTACAGCAGTGACTGTTATACCACCAACATTAGTTGAAATGTTTAGAGGTATGTATGGTATTACAAGAGACGAGTTATCTGCTATGAGAAGATTTTTACCTGAATGGTCAAGAGAATCTACAATTATACCACAAAAAGATAAAGATGGTAATTACTATTACACAGATTTTAGTCATGGGTTTGCTTATGATACAATAGTTAATCCAATACAATCTGTTATAGCAAACGTTGAAGGAAATGATGAAGCACCATTAATAAAAGGACTTACAGATGGTACAATAAAAGCATTAGGTAGACTTGTTGATCCTTTTATAAGTGAATCTATTTGGGTACAAGCATTACAAGATTTATATGCAAGAGGCGGTAGAACGGATACAGGTTCTGAAATATGGAATCCAAGAGATCCTGAAGGAGATAAGATGTATAAAGGTATAGCTCACCTAGTTGAAGCGTTAGCACCACTTTCATACCCACAAATAAAAAGATTAGCACAAGCACAATTATATGGAGAAGACCCAGATACAGGAAAAGATTTAGAAGTCGGTGGTGAACTTGGTGGATTCTTTGGGTTTAGAAATCAAAAAATGGATTTTGAACAATCACTTGGTTATAAAATATCAGAGTATAATACAGCACTTAGACAAAGTAGAAAATTTTTACCAAGACCATCTGGAGATGTTCAAGCTAAAGATATTATAGAGGGTTTAATACAAGGTAATGAGTCTTGGTTTAGAGCACAACAAGATATGAAAAAAGATTTAGGTGCAATGAAAGATTTAGGTTTTAATGATAAACAAGTTGGAATTATATTTGATAGAAGAAATTTAGGTAGAGACTTTAATAGTTTACGTGCAAATAAATTTAAACCTTTTGAATTACCTGAAGGATTAATTGATGCTTACATAAGAAATGCTAAAGAAAATAATTATGATAACCCTTTAACATCAAATACATTTAGACAAATTAATAGTGTTTTAAGAGATTTATATAAATTGTATTTGAATAAACCATATCCAAGTTTAATGAGAGAAATGAATATAGGTAATGTGTCTGCACTACCCCCAACACCTATGCCAATGGTACAACCTAAAACACAAGCAAGTATTGATCCTAAAACAAACTTGACACGTACAGAGACAGCGTTATTATCTCCAGAGGAACAAGTTATAGCGAGTAGAACATAATGAAAAAATCGGCGTTGCAAAAAATTGAATCACATGAAAAGCTTTGCAGAATAATGCAAAAGCAAACCTTTGATCAAATAAAAGAAATGCAAGAC